GGTCAAGGTGGTGGAAGGTAACTATCAGCGGGCCGCACCGCAGAACGACGCAACCAACGCCCGGCGCGAAGCCATGACGAATGTCATGATGAAAAGGCAAAGCCAATGACCGACTACAGCATCCTGAAGCAACCCATGCCCGACAGCATCTTGCTTGAACGCCTCGACAAGCTGGCGCTGCTATTCTGGCAGAAGCCCGTCCCGGCAGATCAGCAGGCGATCATCTGGGAAGCCTACTTGGACGAACTGACCCTGTATCCAGCCATGTACGTGGACGAAGCCATCACGGTTTTCTGCCGGGAAGGCGGGCGGTTTTTCCCAGCTATATCGGAGTTGGTCAAGATCATCAGCGAAAAGCACCCGCTCTGCATAGCTGACGTTCAGGTGCTGGAAGCCCCGCGCCGGGAGGCAAAGCAAAAAGGCTTGGCCGACGCCATGACCAAGGCAATTGCCCAGGCGAATATCAAACTGGTGGAGGAATAGCCATGTGCGACATATGCGAACACCAGGCCGAAATGGACCGTATGGCCGACGAACTGGGCGACTGGGTTAACGAACAACTGGACTGGCACTGCACCCCGCAAATGGTAGCGGTGGCCCTAGCCTGTATCGCAGCCCAGGTGGCCCTGGAAACCTGCGGCGGCGATCAGCAAGCCCTGGATACCAATATGCGCCAATTGCGCCAGACCCTAGCCGCATTTAGTACCGTGGACGACGACACCATCGGGCAGACTGTGGGGACGGCATGACCGACGAAACCCTAGAGGCCGAGATCGACCGCAGGCTTGTGCCCGCTATTGACATAACCACAACATCTAGCTAACATCCATCCGCAGGTTATCTAACGGCAACCTGCACCCTCCCTGTACTGGGCCGCAGGTGTGACGCTTGCGGCTCTTTTTTGTGGGGAATTCTTAACACTATGAAGGCCAAACCCGGCCCAAAGGGCCATAAGCCAACCGACGATAGCCGCGAGGAAGTGCGGCGGCTGGCTGGCTTTGGCATCCCCGGCGAAGACATCGCCCTGGTGGTGGGCGTCAGCAGGCCAACCCTGATCAAGCATTACCGCACAGAACTGGACGACGGCGTGGCTAAGGCAAATGCCCATGTGGCAGGCTTCCTGTTCAACCAAGCCAGGGCCGGAAACGTCAGCGCCCAAATCTTCTGGCTGAAGACCCGCGCCCGCTGGAAGGAACCGCCTGTCGAACATACCGGCGAAGGCGGCGGGCCTATCGGGTTCGCGGTCGAATACGTCAAGGCCAAGAAAAATGCTTGAACGGGTACAGATACCAGAACCCTTTACCGACCTAATGCAGCCGCACAGGTACAAAGCCTTTTATGGCGGGCGCGGCAGCGGCAAGTCGCACAGTTTCGCCACCAGCCTGTTATTGCTGGCCGGGCAGCGCAAGATACGCATTCTGTGCTGCCGCGAAGTCCAGCGGTCGATCAAGGATAGCGTCAAGCAATTGCTGGATGACAAAATTGACGACTTGGGACTAGGGGCGTTCTTCACCAGCACCCGCGACAACATCACCGGCACCAATGGAAGCCAGTTTATATTTTCTGGGCTGGGCAACCTGACGGCAGACCAGATAAAAAGTTACGAAAAAATTGACCTATGTTGGATCGAGGAAGCACAGACAATTTCTAGCCGTTCCATCGAGATATTAATACCGACGATCAGAACACCGGGCAGCGAAATATGGGCATCGTGGAACCCACGCCACCAGTCTGACCCCATCGACCAGCGGTTTAGGGGCATGAACCCGCCCGACGACGCTATCATTCGGGAAGTTAATTACGACGATAATCCGTTTTTTCCCGACGAACTAACGGCGGAAATGGCCCATGACCGAGAAAACAACCCCGGCAGATTCGGCCACATTTGGCTCGGAGCATACGAACCGCAGGCTATTGGAGCGATCTGGGATAGACAAAACATACACGATCACCGGATTGCTGACCCTCCAGAAATGGGGCGTGTGCTGGTCAGCGTTGACCCAGCCGTGTCAAGCGAAGCCGGGGCCGACGAACACGGCATCATCGTAGCGGGCCTGGGCGACGACCGGCGCGGCTATGTGCTGGACGATGTTACCTGCAAGGGTCCGCCGCAGAAATGGGCCGGGCGGGCGATAGCGGCCTACGATCTGCATGATGCCGACGCCATAGTGATCGAACGGAACCAGGGCGGTGATATGTGCCGCCACACCCTGCGGACGGTGCGTCCCAACATCAAGATCGTGGAGGTCACGGCCACCAGGGGCAAGCACGTTAGGGCCGAGCCGGTTTCGGCGCTGTATCACCTGGGCCAGATAAGCCATGCCGGGTCATTCCCCGAGCTAGAGGCGCAAATGTGCCTGATGACCGCTGGCGGGTATGAGGGCAAGGGGTCACCCGACCGGGTCGATGCGCTGGTGTGGGCGTTCACTGAGTTATTCCCCAAGTTGGTCAAAAAGACAGCCAAGCGGCATGAGCGCCCACGGCCAGGAACATGGATGAACTAAATGGCTGACGACGACGACATCATCGAAGAAGCCAAAGCCGCCTTTGAGCGGTGCGATGAGAATGAGAGCGACAACCGCGAGAACGCGCTGGCCGATCTGAAGTTTGGTCGGATGGGCGAACAGTGGGAGGAGGTCGATAAGGAGCAGCGGAGTCAGGAAGGCAGGCCCAGCCTGACCGTGAACCGGATGCCGACGTTCATTCGGCAGATTGTCAATGATGCCCGGCTGAACAAGCCCAGCATCAAAGTTCATCCCGTGGACGATAAAGGTGATCCTGAAACCGCCGAAATTCTCAACGGTATCATTCGGAATATTGAGGTCCAGTCGAAAGCCGACATCGCCTATGACACCGCCATTGATAGCGCCGTTTCAAATGGGTTCGGTTATTTTCGGATCGACATTGAATACGCCCGCGATGACAGTTTTGAACAGGATATTGTAATTAATCGCATTGCCAATCCGCTGACGGTCTACGGTGATCCGGCCAGCACGGCGGCGGATAGCAGCGACTGGAACGTGGCGTTCGTCACCGAAATGATGCGGAAAGACTTATTTGAGGCTGAGTATCCCGACGCGGAAGCCGTGGACTGGGAGGCGCTTCGGGCCGATGATAATGCCCGTTTGTGGTTTGAAAGCGATGGCGTCAGGCTGGCGGAGTACTGGGTTCGGGATGAGATAACGCGGACGCTTCTGAGGCTGTCTAGTGGCGAGGTCATGTATGAGGATGACTTTTCCCCTAATCAGGAATTTTTCGCCCAGGACGGGATTACGGTCGAGGCCGATCGACAGGTGCCGAGCCACAAGGTCGTTCAGCACTTAATCACCGGCGCCGAGGTGCTCGAAACAACGGAATGGGTCGGACGATATATCCCAATCGTCCCGGTCTACGGCGATGAGGTGAACGTGGAAGGGCGGCGATATTTCCAGAGTCTGATCCACTTCGCGAAAGACAGCCAGAGGATGTATAACTACTGGCGCACGGCAGCGACGGAACTAGTGGCCCTTGCTCCAAAAGCGCCGTTTATCGGGCCAGAGGGCGCGTTTGACGACGATCCCCGCTGGGCGACGGCTAACACTCAGAGCCACGCGTACCTTGAATATTCGGGCCAGATACCGCCCCAGCGTCAGCCATTTGCTGGCGTCCCCGCCGGGGCGTTGCAGGAAGCGTTGAACGCCAGCGACGATATGAAAAACACGATGGGTCTTTACGATGCCAGCCTGGGCGCCCGGTCGAATGAAACGTCCGGCGTGGCGATCAAAGCCCGGCAGCGTGAAGGCGATATTTCGACCTTCCATTTTCAGGACAACATGACGCGGGCTATTCGTCATGGCGGTCTGATCGTGCTGGACCTGATCCCGCATATTTACTCTGAACCGCGAATAATGCGGATTATGGGCGAGGATGAAACGCCAGAGAACGTGCCGATCAACCAGCCCATCCCGCAGATGATTCAAGGCCAACCGCAACTCGACGAGCAGGGCCAGCCCGTGACCAAGGCTTATGACCTGACGGTGGGCAAATACGATGTCACGGTCAAGGCCGGGCCATCGTTCACCACGCGCCGCGAGGAAGCCGCCAACCAGATGATTGAAATGGTGCGGGCGTTCCCCCAGGCCGCGCCGATAATGGGCGACATTCTGGCCGACAGCTTGGACTGGCCGCGAGCCGATGAAATTGCCAAGCGGCTCAAGACGCTGCTGCCGCCCAACCTACAGGGCGAGGAAGATGGCCCCGATCCGCAGGTGTTAGCCATGCAACAGCAAATGCAGGAAGGGCTGAAAGCTTATCAACAGATGGGCCAGGAGCTTGAAGCCCTCAAGGCCAGCAAGGCTATTGAGGCCGAGAAACTAAAAATCGACCAGATGAAAGCCCAGGCCGACGTTGCTAAGGTGGATATTGAAAAATTCAAGGCGGAGACTGACCGGTTTGCCGCCGAGGCCGAGGCACGGAAGGATATTGCCGAGGCGAAGCAGCGTGAGTTTGATGCTCTGGCTAAAATGAACCAACCGCCGGAGCCAATGCAGGAACGGCGAGTCGAGGTTGCACGGGATAACCTGGGCAACGCGCAGATGACCGAGACGGAGGTTTATTGAAGTGGTGGACAGGCGGGCCGGGTTTGTGCTAGGGAACTTTCTTAGCATTGGTGTACCGGCTGAAACACGCAGCCGCTACAAGCCCGCGATACTGGGCCAGCGCACACCAAAACAGCCGTCGCCGCAGAGTAATGGGCCTGGAAACAGGCTCGCCGCGATGAGTTCGCTCATCAATCTGTAACTATGAAAGGGAGCCCCACAGATGTCAGACACGGATAATTTCGCTGATGAGGCGGAACCCGTTGAAGCCGCCGACGATGATGCGCCCGAGAAATCGGACAACGCGGATGATGCGGAAGCTGAAAATGACGCCGCTGGAGAAGCGGCAGGAGGCGATGCGGATGAGGAAGCCGGTGACGGTGACCCCGAGTTCGTGACCGTCGAATTCGATGGGGTGGAGTACGAGGTTCCCGCTGCGCTGAAAGACGGCGTGTTAATGCGGGGTGATTACACTCAAAAAACCCAGACGCTCGCAGCGGAACGCAAGCAATTTGAGGCCCAGGCGCAGCATATGCAACGCTCCGCCCAGATCCGCGAAGCGCAGTTTCAGGATGCTGCGGGCATTCATGCAATGGACCAGCAACTCGCCCAATATGATCAAGTTGATTGGATGGAACTGGCGGACGCAGACCCGGTGGAGGCGCAGAAGCTTTCGCTACAACGCGATGAATTACGGCGACATCGTGATCAAGCAAACGCCGCATTGGCTCAGAAAACCGAGCAACTTAACATCGGCCAGCGGGAATACGCCGCCAAGGAAGGTGCGAGAATTCGTTCGGAACTGCAAGCTAAACATTCCGACTGGAATGATGAACTGGAAGAGGAAATGGCGCAGTACGCCATTAGCAAGGGTGTTCCAGAGCAGCAAATTCGGACGACGATGGACAAGCCGTCGCTCGAAATTCTACGGGACGCACATTCCTGGCATCAACATCAGGCGAAACTCGCGAACAAGACTACCCGCAAAACCAAGGCGCAACCGGCCAAGCCCGCCGTCAAGGTCAAAGGCAGCCGACAGGGCGCCAGGAAAAACCCCGACGATATGACGCCGGAGGAATGGGTGGATTGGCGTGAGAAAGGCATCCAGAAACGGTTCGCGGCACGCAGCCCGTGACCGATCATCAACCCTAATCGGAAGACCACATCATGGCTAATTCTATTCTCACGCCGACCGCTGTCACGCGGGAGGCATTACGAATCCTTCACCAGCAGCTTCGGTTTGTCGGTTCGATCAACCGTCAGTATGACGACAGCTATGCCAAAAGCGGTGCGAAAATTGGCGACAGCCTGAAAATTCGCACCCCAACTCAGTTCACTGTTCGGAGCGGAGCCTCTTTATCAGCTCAGGACATCACCGAAACGTCGGTCACCATGCAGGTCGCTACGCAGAAGGGCGTGGACATCAATTTCACTTCGGCGGAATTGACGATGGAAATGGATGACTTCAGCGAGCGGTTGTTGAAGCCGGCCATGTCGGTCCTGGCGGCGAATATTGAGAACGACGCCATCGGGATGTACAAGCAGGTGTACCAGGAGGTGAGTGACGTCGGTGCGACTATCACTGCCTCCGATGTTTTGGAATCATCGAAGGTTTTGACGGACAGCCTGGCCCCTTACGACAGCCGGGCGTTGCTCCTGAATACCCAGATGACGGTGGACTTAGTTGATGCGCTCAAGGGACTCTTCAACGACCAGAGCAAGGTCAGCAAAAACTACCGTGAGGGCAGAATTGCGTCCAACTCGCTTGGTTTTCAGTCGATTTCTGAATCGACTTTGCTTCCGACCCACACGACTGGGAGCGATGACGGCACTGGTGATTATCTAGTCAACGACGCTGGCACCATTGCCGAGGGGTCGGTGTCTATCGCGGTGGACACTGGCGCCGGAACCTGGAAAGAGGGCGATATCTTCTATTTCGCTTCTGTTAACAGCGTGCATCCTGAGACCAAGGCATCGACCGGCAAGCTTCAGCCGTTCACTTGCACCAACGATGAGGGCTCTTCGACAGTGTTGATTGAGTTCACACCGGCGTTGTATTCCTCCGGTGCGCGGCAGAATGTCGATGCGATGCCAGCCAACAACGCGGCGCTCAGTAAGCTGGAAAGCGACCGCAGCACGGCTATCGCTGCATCTGCCGATTACGCCGTGTCGCTGGCGTATCACAAGGATGCGTTCGCGTTTGCGACTGCCGACCTCATCAAGCCCAGCGGCGTTGACTTCTGTTCGCGTCAGGTGCTTGACGGGATCAGCATGAGAATTGTGAGAGACTATGACATCTCGAACGACAAATTCCCCTGCCGCATTGATGTGCTTTATGGCTACAAAGCCATTCGGCCTCAGTTGGCTTGCCGTATCGGAATGAACTAACCGAGGTATATCGGTAATTGGGGGGGCGGGGTTGTGTAACCCCGCCCCATCAACCCTCACAAGCGGGGAGATATCAATGCGAATTTTCAAGGGTGTTGGCACTCCGGTTGGCAAAATTAAGGTAGCTAATATCGACGGCAAAGCCAAAATTCCCAACGGCTGGCATGACACCAAGGCTGCGGCGTGGGGTATAGCGGAAAAGCCAAAGAAGCGGGCGGGTAAAAAGGCTACCAAATGACGATCCCAACGACCTACACCAACCTGCAAACGGCTGTTGCGGCGGATCTAGCACGGTCTGACCTGACGGCTGAATTGCCGAATTTCATCAACCGTGGCGAGGCGATTCTGAACCGCCGTTTGCGGTTGCTGATAATGGAAACGTCGGCTAGTTCTACGCTGTCGAGTGGGTCGGAAACTATGTCCCTGCCGACCGGTTTTCTGGAACACATTAACCTGCGATATTCGACAGACAACCAGATGCCCACTCAAGTCGCCTGGGATGATCTGGACGCGCTGAAATCGACTTCATCCGGCAGACCGATGATCTACGCTATCGGCTCAAGCGTTGAGTTCGACCGGGCGGCTGACCAGAATTACACAATCAAACACCGCTACCACAAGCGGTGGGACATTGCCACCGATAGCACCAACACGCTGTTGACCAATGAGCCGGATATTTATCTTCATGCCTCGCTGGTCGGGTCAATTCCCAGGACCGGAATGTCGCCACGGGCGCAGACTTGGATCGATATGCTTGAAGAAGGCATCCGCGAGATTAAGCGGGTGGACGGGAGAACTCGACGCCAGCGGGTGCAGCGGGTAGATGGCGCGTTGGTTCAGACACGGCGATTTGACATCAATAGAGGGTATTAGCGATGCCAAAAAATAAGCAGCAAACCGTAATAGGCGTTGTGCCCGGCAAAAGGAGCGTTAGCGAACGTCTAAGGGTCCGAAGAAAAATGGATGCGGCTATTCGTGCGGGTGGGAGTCCTTCGGCAGCGGCCTTAAAAGCATTAACACCATCCAAGCGAAAAAAATAAATGGCGATGGTGCCATTTGGGCAGTGGCTGCCCGACCAGTCAGACTACCAGTCGCCGGGTGCGACTGTGGCGAAGAACATCATCCCTCGCACAGCGTCCAGCTATGGGCCGCTGGGAACCCTCACGGCAGTCAGCGCGGTGGTTCCCAACCGGCCCCAGGGGGCTGGAGCGTTTCGGGATAATGACGGGGTCGTTTATAATTTCTGCGGGGATGTCAACGATCTCTACCAATACAGCGCGTCGGGTGCCAGTTGGAGCGAGGTATCTAGTTCAACTGGCGCATATACGGTAGCCGCCGAGGACACTGTTGAGTTCGTTAAATATGGCGAAACTGTGATCTGTTGCAACGGTCACACTGACGCCATACAGAATTTTGTCATGGGGACGGATAGCACAT